CTTTCATTCTGTCGGCGTTGTTCTTCGGCAGACAATGATAAGTCTAAACCACCTTGAGCGTTAGTACTACCTGTGGCTAAGTTACTTGTTACTGTGTAAGGTTGGAAGGAAGAACGGTCAATAGCTGACTGCCCTGCGGCCTCACCCATAGCTACAGCGGACTGACCTGCGGCTCTCGCGTCGTCAGCACCTGATGTTCCTAAGTAGTACTGACCACCTACGTTTAATAAGTCTGATACTAATGACACTATACTAACCCCCCAATAATAAATGCTAGTAACTCAGTGTAACGTACACCAAGCCTTGTTTGTTCTACACCGTTGTCGTCAGTCCAAGTAGCGCTAATAAACAAACCGTAGTCTCCTGCGTCCAAACCTTCGACAGCAAAGGCAGCCTGTAAGTCCTGAGCAATAACACCGAAGTGATACCTAGCTTCGTTACCCTTCTGCTCTACCGCTGAGTTCCACTTAAACTTACGTATCAAGCCTTTACAAGCTACAGCCACACGGGTCTCTACTTCAGTCAGCTCTTCAATGCTTTGCTTTTCAGTAGCGTCAGACGTGTTAATAGTACCGTTGTCTGCGTAAATGTTGTCAAAATTAGAGCCTGCTCTGCCTAAGTCAATAGCGCCACCATTAGCACCGCCGGTTGATATCTTTGCGGGAGAAATGTTACCAGAGAGATAGCCAGTTGCAGGGTCGTTCGCATTAGCATAACGTAAAGAAATATTACCGCTGCCTATAGTTAAGTCATCAACATCAACAGCTGTATCACCACGTACACCGCCAACTACAGTGCCTCCTATTTTAAACTCACTTAGGATACCGTTGGCAGCTTTGTCCACTACTAATCCGGTAACGTCTATGCCTGTATTGGTTGTTGATAGTTTCTTGCTGTTGGCGTAGTATAAGTCTACAGCTTCATTTGCAGTACACTCTATATATTTATCTGCGTTCTGTCCTTGGGTCGCTTGCATTAGTGTCAGAGTAGCAGCACCTGCGATAAATAAACCGCCAGTACCTGTGTCTTCAATGTATGAGTTTGAACCTGAATGGTAGATTTGTAGGTCATCATCATCACCTAGCAGAATTTTAGCAGCATCAGGCATATCAACATTACCTGCAATAGAAACACCATTAGTATCCGTAGCTATTTTAGGAGAGTTGTCGTAGTAAAGAACTGCCCCGCCATCTTCTGTAAACGACGCTAGTGTTTCAGTACCTAAAGGGTTCTGTAGAACTACGTTGCTTCCTCTTAGTTCTAAATTACCTACACCTACGTCAGCTATGACACTATTAGAAGAGTCGTAATAAATTTCTAATTGGTCGGCGCTGCCTAGTTTAATCTTTTGATTATCAAGTAAGTCTAAAGATGTAGCGTTAATAGCACCTGCGGCAATGTTAGCTGTAGCAATAGTAGCTGTAGCAACAGTAGCAGTAGGTATAGTTACTGTACCTGTGAATACCGGTGACGCGAGGTCAGATTTCTCGCTGCTCATGGTTGAGATGGCAGCAAACTCTGCTCCGAACTCAGAGCCTTTAATAATCTTACGAGGGTCGTTTATTGGAAATCCGTCTTTCTCTGTAAAATTAGTACTTGGGGAATAATTGGCCATTATAGTAGTCTTCCTGTTTTAGCTAGTATGTCAATTTTTTGTATTGAAAAAGGACTGTTGTTTATTGTAGAAGTAACGCCAATGGAAACTACGTTACCAGAACCTGTTGTATTTACTTTAGGTGTATTAACATCTAAACCGCCTGCAAACTCTGCCGTTGTGTTAAACTTTGCAACTCCAAACTCAGCGGCCTGTCCACCACCTATAGTAAACGGTTGCTTTGTGTAGTTCTCTGCATAGTCATAACCCCAATTAAGAACGGCTGTTGCATTCTGACCACCTATAACTGTTAGGTTAAACTTCTTTAAAAACTTAACAACAGTAGAGTCTCCAAAGTCTAAAGGCTGACTAAAGTAACTCATAGTGTACGTGTCTGCATCATCAAGATAACCATCATGCTGTACAATACCTGTAGACAGTCCCATGTAAAAACCGTTAGAGGATATTTGAGCAAAGGACAAAGGCATAATACCTGACCAAGTAGTCGCTCTAAACGAACCGTCTTCCAAGGGAGTTCTTACGTCAAAACAATAAGTAGTGTTACTCGTAGGGAAAGTTATTAAGTAAAAAGCATCGTCAGGACTATAAGTACTCTTAACAGGGAGTGTCTCTGCTTTAACAAAAGACATTAGGTCAGTACGTACGTTCTTACTAACGTCACGCAGAGGTAGTGACTTCTCCTGTATAAGCCTCCCTAAGCTCATTACACCACGATTAGATAGGAACAGTATGTCATTACCAGTAGCCTGCACAGAGTCCCTCTCAATGCATCCTATGCCCTCTACGGTGTCCTTTAGGAAGATGGTAGAGGCTGCACTAGCAGGGTTACCCGAAACACCTGCTCCACCTTGCGCTCCGTCATAAATTAACATGGAATGCTTGCCGAAGATAATAAGCAAGCCGTTATGCTCTGTCAATGCTACAATCTCATCGTAGCCTTCAGGCCAAAACTTAGTAACGTCTATTTCAAAAGAATCGGTTCCGTTAAACTCTTCTCCGTCTAACAAAGTAGAAGCATATACTGTGTGTTTGTTACCTGTTACATTGGCTACCCACAGACGACCAAACGCTGCTAATACTTCGTTACCAAAAGGAGCATCGTGGTTGCCTTTTACTACCTTAATAAGTGTAGTGGAACCTGCCTTACTAACAAGAGGATGGTGGTCTTTCTGAAAGAAGTAAACGTCGTTGTTAAATGATACTATCTTCCAATTGTTTGCTGTGATAGTGTAATCAAGAGGAAGAGTACACGCTGTCAGTGTAGTCGTACCGTGGAATATCTGATTGTTACCTGCTGAGAATAATACAACACCTCCGTCGTATTTAGTAAACTCTAGCATACTTTCAATACCACGGCTAGTACCTAGAACCGCACCGCCGTTAGTAGATACGTTGTTATAGCCCTTACGTGCGCCGATACGACCACGACTGTCAATTACACAATTATCAGCAACTGACGCAAAGTTAGGACTCATGCCCACAGGAGATTCCTCGGTGTTTAAACCGAAGAACGCAGGTGCGGCTACTGTTAAATTACGTAATTGTTGGCTCATACGTCATACCACACTGTTTCAGTGGGGAACCTACCCGCGTCCATAGCAACAGCATCGGACAAAGAAGACTGAGCAATTGCATATAGTTTACTTGTGCTAGTTCCTCCTAACTCTCCTCGTTCCTCCGCTGCCATAGCGTGAGCAAGCTGAGTAATAGGTAGGAAAGGCGCCTTGATGTTATCAGTGCCTTCGGTCAAACGGTCTGACCTATCGACAACGGTCATTCTGATTTTATACACTCCATCAGGAAAAGGATAAATAGCAATCTCAGGACGTTCATTAGTACTATCTAAGCCTGTATTAGCGTAGTACTCAGGTGCTCCTGTTTCTGGACTATCTTCACTAGTAAAAATATCGTACGTAAAGTTATCCTGAGTATTTAAATCTAGTAGTTGTTTACCTGTACTGTCAACTACTTGTAGTGTTGTATAGTTAAAGTTTAAGTCTAAAAAAGGGTAGTAGCGTTGTCCCTCGACTGTATTAAACCGTTCAGTCCTGCGAAGCTGTGACCAATTCCACGCGTTCTCAACAACACTAATTGAATCGTTGACAAACTCTCCGATTAACTTTGAGTATGCTGAAGTGTTAGGGGACGCTACTTCATCCTCTCTTAACCGACGCAGTACACTGTTTATTGCATCTAAATATGTCATGTTGTTTTATACCTTAAAATTAAAAGTGCTTGCAAAAGGGTCTTCAAATAAATTATCGTACTCTTGTTTTTGTTGCTTTCTTTGTGGTGCTTGCATTAGTTGTTCCTGTGGACTAACGCCTATCTTAGTTTTAAACTTAAATAAATCTTTACCAAACAAACTATCTGTAGTCCTTGTGCCTGACAGCATACCCATGCTTGGTAAGTTTAAGTCTAGGTTTAAGTCAGGTAAAGGTACGTCAGGTAAGTCAGGTAAATCCGGTAAGTCTGGTACGTCAGGTACGTCAGGTAAAGCGTCCGCAAGGTCTTCGAGAGTATCTCCTGTTGCGTCTATAATATCATCAATAACGTCTACTACAGGTTCAAATGTATCAGCTACAACATCTATAGTGTCGTCAATAACATCTCCTGTTGCGTCTAAAATATCATCAGCAGCGTCTACTAAAGGGTCAGCGGCATCAGCTAAAACATCTACAGTGTCGCCAATAACATCTCCCGTTGCGTCTAAAATATCATCAGCAGTGTTTATTATAGGTTCAAACGTATCAGCTACGACATCTACAGTGTCGCCAATAACATCTCCTGTTGCGTCTAAAATATCATCAGCAGTGTTTATTACAGGTTCAAATGTATCAGCTACGACATCTACAGTGTCGCCAATAACATCTCCCGTTGCGTCTAAAATATCATCAGCAGTGTTTATTATAGGTTCAGCAGCGTCAGCAATTACGTCAACAACTGGTTTAAGTAAGTCCTCTGCTTCCCCCGCTACCTCTTTCAGTACGTCCATGAAAGGTTTTAAAACGTCTCCTAATCCATCAAACATAGAAACGTCATAATCACCTTCTAGTAAGTCTCCAAAACTACCACCTTCTTTAATGTACTTTTCAACGCTTTCGGTTAAGACATCCTCTAAACTGCCACCATCAAGTGCAACATTTAAGCCTTTGTTAAGCGCCTTCATAAAGTCAGGGTCGTCTACAAGTGTTGCAGGAATACCTAAACTTTTTAAAGTGTCTGGAAATTTGTCGCCCATTAAAGAAGTCATAACAGCCACGGGATTTTTTTCACCTAACCCGTTAATTAAACTAGTAGTAGCCTCGTAGCTTAGATTTAAACCACCAATACTTAACCCTTTTCCTGCTGTTTTAACTATTTCACCCGTATTAGGGTCAACAACTTCTGTTGGTGCTGTAATTACCCCTGCCATTTCTAAACCTTTGGTGGTAAGAACAGCCCAATCTTCACCATGTAGTGTTTCCCCTGACGCACCTTTAATAGCGGTTTTTACTACGTCTGACATACCTCCTGACAAAATAGATAAAGCAGCATCGGCAAGCGGTTTGATAACCTTATCACGTGCGTTTACCCATGTTGAGTCGTCATCGGTAGGGTCACGGAAATTAGTCTCACCTAGTCGTCTTTTAAACGCTTCCTCTTCGTCAACACCATAGGTTCCCGCCAAAGCGGCAAACTGGTCGTCGAATAAAATAACCTCTTCCGCACCGGCTGCGTTATCTCCGAACCTTTCCGTGTCCAAACTATAAAGCAAACCATCATCTACGAAATAAGACAGGTTTGGGTTTTTTCTTTGTAACGCCTGCGCTGCTACTTGAGTATATGTTTCTTTATCTAACGTACCTTCTTTATATAAAGTGTTTGCAAAGTTTAGTTGAGCATTGACATCAGCACTTTCAAACGCAGTGTTAAAGGCTTCGTCATCTGTTCCATATAAATTAAATAACTCGTCACGCGACTCTTGATTTCTTTTCGTAACAAAAGGTTGAAAGTCTGTATGGAAAGTTTCCATAGTCTCATCAGAAGCATAGTCTTCAAATGTCTTATCACCTATATCTTCAAAAGATAAACCGTATTCGTCTAACTGTTTTTGAAGTGTTTCTCGTTGAAACTCTGTAAACTGTTCTGGAGTATAGTCACCGAGTTTACCTTCGGTTCCTAGAGAAGACAAGTCCATGTCCCCGTAATCAACTTCAAAATTAGACAAGTCTTCAGAAGCAGGACTGCTAGAAACGTCACCGTCTTCTCTGTATCCTGTAGCAGCGTTTACTGGCGCTGTGTACTCAGGCACGTAGTCAGCAGGCGGTGCAGTATACGTGTCTTCAGATTCTACATCTATCGCAAAAGGGTCGTCCACTTCTGTTGAACTACCAAGCTCATTAGAAAACAAGTCTTCTACTTGAGTAGTCTTAGGCTGTACGTACTCAGGCACGTAGTCAGTAGGCGGTGCAGTATACGTGTCTTCAGTAGGGGTTGTTGTGTTAGTCAACATTCCATCAGGCTGAGGAGTAACAACAGGAGCTTTCCAGTCTGTAGGTACAGGTTCTGACCAACTTCCTGATTGTACTTGCCAACCCGCCCAATTATTTAAATAGTCTTGTTCGTTGTC